TCTCCTGTTATTGACCCATATACATCAATGTCTAGTTCTTCTTTTTTAATATAGTCGTATATGTCTTTCCTGTAAGAATGACCTAAACACATTTGCTTGTTGGATGAAACGAAAGAACAGTTATTTATCTTCTTTGTTATCGCCGTATTATCATGACCGGACACCGGGGTGATCCACGGTAAAGTGCTACCAGCGTATGCGAATTGAATTTTGTCATGAAGTGCAATGAGATCCCAGTCACATGTAAAGATGATATCATAAGAATCAATCATCGACTGTAATGTTGGAGTAATTCCAGTAACAACCTTTTTTCCATCTTTGTCTGTGTCATACAGTCTTGAGAGAAAAGGAAGGATAGCACGGGATTCACATATCCATGCATACTTATATTTTTTTTCTCGGGGGGTGTGTACACCTTCTTCGAGTGCATAATCTACCCACAACTCAACATCAAGATCAATATCATCATCCCAAGAAAATGATGTTGGTGTGGTATTTGAGCATGATGATTGATGTCTACTGAAAGGTAGTCCTTTAACTTTCCATGTCATATTTATTTCCCGGCGATTGAAATTCTATTGCGTCTTCAGCAATACCCATTTTTCTAAGGTTCTCTTTCTTCGTGTCTGAGTCCGTGAGTCCCATAGTAATACATGTATTTTCGTTGGTATAACCAGGCCAGATACAAAACTCAGGTCCGACCAGTCCAATGTTCATTGAAGGAGCAAGTGCATGTAAAACACCGAATAAAGGTTCATGATCAAACACTGGATGATTGTCTTCTTTGATCTTGTCAATTGCACTCATCCACATATGTAATACCGATTTTGCCTTATCGTTATTCCTGAAGAATATAGGAGATGCCTTTACACCAGACAATTGTGCGTTAGAAGACGCCACTGCTACATCAACATCATCACCAAAGGTGTCGAATATATCGAGTGGTTTATGAACTTTACTATCAACATCCAACCACAGCAAGGGTCTATTATATTGTTGTAATTTTTCTAGTATAAATCTAGGCTTACTTAGACAGTTGTCTCTGTAAGTACCTAGACTTTCTTTATGCTCTATATTACAAGGTATGTCAAAAGAGTCCAGTTCTTTCTGTAGTCTCTTTCCATGATCACTATAATAAGTGCGGTCTTCTATGTCACTATAGAAACTGATCACCAATGTTTGCATAATAAAATAATCTTTCTTAACTGTTTCCTATATGATATTTAGGAATCAATTCCCAATCATCTTTCTCCTTGAAGGGAATGATTTTTATTTGTCCTAAACCTGCATACTGATCATCGTCTTCATCTTCATCAATTATCTCTAACAATTCCCACTCTTCTAGAAGACTTGCTATAGTATTTCGTCTTGCAATATCGTTTTTAGATATATCTGTATTCAACCCATCCAAAGAAAATAACTCTTTGAAATGCATTATAGCATACCTACCTCGCTTGTGCAAGATATGACACGACTGAAATAGTTTTTTTTCTTTTCTCGACGAGATCCCGATTCGGGTAAGGGTTTCACGCACCTTCAAGAAATCATCTTTTTCTTTCAAGGTTATTTCGACACCTAATCCTCTAAAAATGTCCTCATTTGTCATAGTACTTCTCTTTCATTATATCATTACTGACATAACTATTTATAGTTTATTTCATTTCAGGGCATTCTCCATACCTACTTCTTATTTCTGCGATGTTGTCTGGACTCAACATGTCCATAACTTCCCTTGCTCGGGTATTTGAATATCCATAGTGTTTCTTCACTACTTCAAGATCTGATTCTGTTTCATTCTTAAGCCATTTACTGAATCGTTTTCTCTTGCGAATAGCACCTACAAAATAATCAAACTGACACTTCTTGTCTGTCATATGATGAAAATTCATATTATTTGCATGAAGCACCGTATCTGGAAAATAGGATAAACACCTATTAACTACAAAGGGTGCATACTTCTTCTCTGCGAGATCATCACCATCCATAAGAGAATCCTTACTGTGATTGATCGCGTTCAAGTATTCAGTCAGTTTCATCAACCCACCACAGCAATTACATGTTCTCGTCGAATAACATCAAAATCTTGATGCATCCCCATACGAGATCTAGCATCATAAAGAACAACATCACCCACTGTGTAGGTTACTTCCGGAACATCGCCGTTGGGAATAGGAAATCCTTTACCCATAGAAACAATCTTCGCTTCCGAGAAAGAAGAATCAAGCACATCTTTAGGCTTGTAAATGATTCCTCCTGTTGTTGTTTGTTCTTCGTCGTAATTGATCTTTTCCAAGATCAAGTGATCACCTTCTGCTTTAAACTTTTTCATTTTAATTCACATCCCATCATGAGTTCTACAATACATGCTACTAAATTAATTTCTTGATCTGCTACGAATGCAGACTTATACTGATATTCCGCAAGCACCAATACCGCCTGTGGAATTGAAGATGGATTTAGATGTACATACAATCCATCATATATTTTTCTAAACAACTCAGTTGGTGCGTTGTCTAGATTCTCAACCACCCATTTCCTACACGAAGTAAAGTCTTTATCCTTCATGTTCTTCATGAGATCCTTAATATGTATCTCACCAATCTGTGTGAGGATTCCTGTATCAATCCCACCAGACACAGAGTATCTTTGAATTTCATTGATGACTCTCCTGAAATCAGGGAAGTGCTTAGTGATCAATTCTGCAAGGACTCTCTCCTCATACTTCACACCCTCAGAATCGAGAATGAACTTAATACGATTCATAAACTTAATTGCAAGTTTAGGTTTCTCCTCCTTCGGAATGCTAAAGTTGATACAGGTACATCTAGAATGCAGAGGTTCAATGATTCTGTTCTTGAAGTTACAGGTAAGAATAAACCTACAGTTCTTCGAGAACTCTTCAATGAACCCACGCAAAGCGGGTTGTGTGGACTGTGCGTTTGAATAGTCAAACTCGTCTAGAATAACGATCTTCTTATTACCCGTAATAGAAACAGTGCTGGCAAAGTTTCTAATCTTGGTTCTAAGAGTATCAATATTCCCATCCTCTGAACAGTTGATTACCAAGTAATCTGTGTCCAGTTCATTACACAGTGCTTTAGCAATTGTGGTTTTACCACAACCTGCTGATCCAGAAAGTAGAAGGTTCTGCGACTCTCCCACCTTAACCATATCATTGAAAGTTTCAGTAATAGACTCAGGCAGAATACAGTCTTCAATTTTTTGGGGTCTGTACTTCTCAACCCAGAGATATTCTTCAATCATAATATATAAATCTTTCAATCAACGAGTAAAAGTAGAATCAGACTCTAACGCAACCCAATACTTAATATCCTGTGTCTTGTGTGTAAATTGACTAACTACTTTCTCAGTGATGTCTACATCATAATCACCTGAAATCATCTTCATGTTATCTACTTTGAAGTAGAAAGAAAACTCAGAACTGTCCGCGAGATCACCGACATCAATAGAATACACATTGGTAGTGGTGTCTGACTTATCAAGTACTGCAAGTTCGATCTTATCGTTTCCAGATCTAACTACAAGATCTGGAAGTTGCAGAACAGATGCTGCCTTTTGCAGTTCGTGAATATCTGTTTCCTTCAGTTGAAAACTAATAACACTCTCAGGCATATTGATCTTGTTGTTGGAAGTTGTGAGCAAGTTTGGTGCAGAATAGTAATATACTACCTCCGACTTGCTGTTTCCGTTTGTGATCCTAACACAATTATCCTCAAACTCAAACACAGGACTATCGAATAGAGAGATTGTTCCAAGAAACTTGTTAAGATCCCAAATACCAAACTCAGTATCGAAAGTTTCTTCAACCACTGCTTCTGCCATGATGTTCTTCACACCGGAAATTGTAGTAAGAGTATTACCCGGACGGACTAGAATGTTCGAGTTGATAGACGCATAGTTCTTCAGAACATCCAACGTGGTTCGTGAAAGTGTCATTTTTGTTGCTGTTGTCATAATATAATCTCCTTAAGATCAATCTTCAAAGTCGTATAGTGGATCTGGATCAAGATCATCCACAACGATCTTTGTTCCATAATAAATATCTTTAATTGCCTGCTTTTCGTTTCTTCGTCTACTTTTTCGTTTCTCTCTACGAAGTCCGGCGCCTTCGATATCTCTCACATCTTCTTCTTGGTAATTATTACCAGGTCTCTTTTTTTTCTTACCTTTCACTTCAAAATTCCTCTATATGATTTGTTAGTATTTTTAGTTTCTTATCGATGAAGTAATTAAGGATCTTTCCTCTATTACCTTTAGGTTCTTTATGGTATTCCTCTAGTATAACAGATTCTACGTCCTGTGGTATACTAGAAAAATCAATTAACGATTTATTTCTATTCCAATTATCTGTGTTGCTCCATGTAGTCAGGTCTTCTTTTATTTCGGCAATACGCTTCTCGCCACAAGGCTTTTGTCTTTTGTTTTCATCGACAAAGGAATCGTCATCAGATAGAATGTTTGGAATTCCATCAGAGGTGTCACCTTTGATAATGTGATAAACTATAAACTGTTCAGGATCTGGACACGCCACCAAACGCTTCTTAAGTGGACTGTATTGTTCTACGTTAGGATACTTCTGTAACTGCTGAAAATCCTTGTCATTAGAAACAATCAAGATCTTTTCTTGTGTGTGATAGTGCTTTGCCAAAGTAGCAATGATATCATCTGCCTCGACTCCCCTAATCTGTACATTCTTGTACGGGAAATTCTCTTGCATCTCTCCACGAATAACATTCATAATGTCATGCATTTTAGACCAGTCGATACCAGACTTTGCTTGACTCTTTTTCCTATTTGCTTTGTATAGTGGAAAGATTTCCTTACGCCAATCACTACCACCGTCACTACAGATAACGATTTCACCATACTTCGCTTTGAATTTAGTCCTGTACATTCTATAAGTGTTAAGAATAAGATGACGTACTAAATCTTCGCTTAATTCTGCCTCTTGCTTCATTGATTGAAACAGACTGGCAATTATCAACTGATTGTTGTCCAATAAAATAATTTCAAAATCTCCTAGTTCATATCAAAATTCTACCCAAGATCCAGATCCATCGGTGTTTTGTATCCGATGAAACATTTTACCGGAAGCGACATCTAGCCACTTATCACCTTCACTTGGGTTTTTAGGTGCATCGGTAGTATAATCAAAGTCTTCTATTCTATTTGTGTTAATGAGTTTCCATCCACCACGTTCACCATGTCTAGGATCATACCCGCTAGTCGCTCGTATTGCAACATAAATATTACCACTTTGTCTAACATAATCCCCTCGGTTGTATGTTACCATGTTACCTTGAGGATCTCTGATACGGAAATCGATTATGTTATTTAGAGACATTTTTCTTTCTTCTCTTTTTTCTGATAGGCTTAACATCAATCGCATACTGATTACAGACTTCAATCCACTCAATAAGTGTTTTATGAAGACGCTTGAGTGCAACTCTACCCATAAAACTATATCCTTCTATGAGTTGAGGATCCTCTTTATTTATTGCCTGTAAAATTTCATTAGCATGAGGTTCCCAGTATTCTGCAATACGTTTAGCCTGTACAGACTTTACATCATTAGACTTCAACCAAGAGAGTATACAAAATTCAACCTTTTGTTTATTTGAAAGTTTTGCCGTAATATCATCGATCTTAAGTTCGAGATCGCCTAGATACTCTTCTACTTGTTCACGGATATAATCCTGAACACTCTTTTTGGGTATAGCAGTTTCTTTCTTCTTCTTACCTTCCTTGATAGAAGAAGAAAGAAACGCATTCAACTCTTTGGTTCTCTGTGCTTGATGTGTAGCACCCCTACTGATTAGTCTGAAAAACCTTCCTTGATTTAAAAAGGTTTTTGCTGGTAAAGATTTAACATAAGACATATCATCTTTAGAGAATCCTTTCTCTTTCATGTAATCTAATGTCCATGTTTTTTCTTGCTTTGTAGTAGAGTTTGTTCTGTACCAAGAATATGCCTTGGCAAGATCCCAATCGTATTCGTCTGAACTAAGATCAAATGCATTGAATTCTGGTTCTTTTCCGTATGCACGTTCAAGTAGTTTTTTTGAATTTCTTTTAGACACAATTATCCTTTGTTAGAGTTTACTATTATGTAGCGACGAGAACATCTTGAGAGATTGTTACGATCTGAGTAGTGAGGTAGTTTAATGCCTCATATGGATCTACATTAGCACCAGGTCGTCTATCTTCTACATGACCAATACCATTGTTGTTGGATGTGCTATGTGGAATACGAATCGAAGCAGATCTATCACATTCTCCCCAACTGAAGATATCAATTGCAGAGGTTTCGTGATTACCACTTAACCTACGTTCGTTTCCTGGTCCGTATGACGCAATTGCCTCGTCGTGTGTGTCCTTGAGAGATGCACACATAAGGTTTAGATAGTCCATACTAGATGATTCTCTCATTACCTTGGTTGAGAAATTGATGTGTGCGCCAGATCCATTCCAATCACCATCTACTGGCTTAGGATCGAAACTGATTGTCATGTCCATCATCTCAGCAGTCTTGTGAAGAATATATCGTGTAAACCAGAGATCGTCAGCAGCACGGAGAGCGATCTTGGGACGAGTCTGATACTCCCACTGGGAGAGCATGACTTCAGGATGAAACCCGTCTAGAAGGACTCCACTGTTGTTACAAAGGAACGCATGTTGTTCAGCGAGTCGTCTTCCCTTGACATTAGTGCTACCCATTCCACAGTAGTAATCACCCTGTGGTTTTGGTTCGCCATCAGGCCATCCAATTGGTTTGTCACTGTTTGATTCTATGATAGTGTATTCTTGTTCGATACCAAACCAGAGATCATCAGCACCACCAACACGTTCTAGTGTACGACGAAGTGTGGCGCGAGTATTACTCTTATGGGGTTTACCATTAGAATCGAATACCTCACACATAACAACGAACGAAGGATCTCTTCCACGATCCTGAACATTAGGATAAACCCTAACAGGGCGAAGAATACAATCGCTTTCTTCTGTCTTTGCTTGGTTTGTACTCGAACCATCAAAGCCAGACTCAGGAAGAATACCAAGAAGATATTCAGGAGTAGGTGGCTGTTCTAGGGTGAGGGTTACAAACTTTGTCTTAGAACGAAGTTGCTTATTCTTCTTACCATCCACCCACACATAGTCTAACTTAATAAACTGAGTCTTAGGCCACGATTCTGCTGGTGGTTGCTGAGGCGCGTTCTGAGGACGCTGAGGAGCGTTCTGGGGCTTTGGACGAGGTGGAGGTGCAGGGATCTCTTCTCCGTTTGCCCACTTCTCAAGGATATCCTTACCTCGCATACCACAAACACTGTTACCAGTCTTAGCATCAAGGAACAGAGGAGTACCGCATTGGATGTTAAACTTGGACGTAAGTTCCTGAGACTTCTTAGCGGCCTCAGTATCGGTAACGTCTAGAATAGTAATATCATGTCCAGCAGCACGAAGTTCTTCTACTACAGGATCCGCCTTTTTACACCACCCGCATCGGGGGTTCATAATATAAGTTAATTCACTTGTCTTCTTCTTTTTAGCCATAATGTTTCCTTTCAAGGCTTGAAAAATACAAACACGGGTTCGTACTTCAAATATTTATTGTCTACTTTACAAAAGTTTTTGCATTTAGGAATGCCATCTTCGTCTACTCGATTTTGACCAGGCATTCCCTCTAGTCCCATCTTTAAGGTGTATCTGTATATCATACCTAATGATTCCAGAATGTCAATACTGTCTTGTTCAATTGGTAGATATTTTCCACTAACTAATACATCTGCCACATTCCATAGTAAATACCTGTTTGGTCGTAACCACTCATAACAGGTTTCTAATGTTGGTCGCAAGAATCCATCTCGCCATGATTCATATGATGATCCATATTTTTTATAGGACTGATTTTCATCTTCGCTATAGGCTTCTCTGTTAAAATAAGGCGGTGAGGTAAATACAAGATCTACGTTTCCTTTGTACTGTTGGAAGTCTGGGTGTTTTCCGATTTCTTCTGATCCTTCCATAAATTGCCGGAACGTATTAGTTCTGGAAAAGAATGGATTTCCTCTATAAGTTTTGGTATTGTAAAAAGTAGCGAGAGACTCGTACTTACTACCAGAATTATCCCCATAAAAATTATCAGGATTTGGATCAGTCCCCACATAATGAATGCTACGATCATCCCGACAACCCATAGCCCCAAGTATGCGGCCACCCCACCCACTTGATGGGTCGTAGATAACAATTCGTTCTTGATCTTTGATGTCTTCGGTAAATCGTTCATATAAATACTTCGCAGTCATTGGGGGGAAATTCACAGCAGGTTGAATATACCCGATTCTAAATGATTTAAATCCAGCAGGGAAAACTTTTCTTCCCGTCTTATATATACGAATTGCGTATACTTTATCATCTGGCATATCATCAATATCGAAAGTTGAATGATGTCTGTATGACATCTTGTCTTTCCACTCCTCTACTTGTTCTCGGGTGAGTTGAAGAACATCATCCTGTTCAAGTTGAAAATAACCAGAATTAGCACCTTCACGAATTTTAATTTGCTCAAGCAGAAAATCATACCCAGAGAATATAGAAGGATTAGAGAAGAAAACATCCATCCACTCGACACCACTACTAACATCCACTATGGCATATTTCTTACTATGCTTTATCGCAGAAAGTGCATGTGTATAAAACGAATCTCTACGAAGGTGTCTCATAGCACCCTTTACTACTTGATCCAAGCGTGTATCATCTGATACTAAATCATAAATTGAATATCCATTATCCTTCTCGGTATAGTTAATTCTCGTCTTGAACATATTGGAAAACCATTGATCTACCTCAACACCCATTCTAGATTTGTTGATAATCACATCATCATTGACATCAGATAGTTCATCTGTATGAGTAAACGTGTGAACAGAATATTCTGCAATCTTGTTAAATGAATCTACAATGTCCTGTTCATTCTTCCCTGTTCTGGGAGGACAACCATGTACATCCCATGCAAGTTTCATTTCTTTACGCATAAGTATAACCCAGTCTCGAAATTGATCGGGTGTCATCTCTAATAGATCTTCAAAATTGCAATTGATATCAGAATCAATTACATAATCATTACGTTCATAATAAGGTTTCATCATTTTATCCTGCTGAAATTATTCTTCTTCTCGAAAACCAGATGATTACTAAATTTATCGGTCATAGAATCTGACTTATGACTGATCACGAATATATTAGCACGATCTCCGAATCTTGTCAAGAGTTTAAGAAACTCTTCGGTGCCTACATTATCTAGGCTAGAATCAAATACCTCATCAAGAATCAGAAGATTGCAGTTCACGCTATTCTTAAGTCGTGCAATTTCTCGCCAAGCAAGAAGAAGAGATAGGTCAATTCTCAATCTCTCTCCCTCGCTGAAACTATGATAAGTAAACTCGTCACGGTGGCGACTTTTGATTGTCTCGTCGAAGTTTTCATCCAGATTGAACTGACAAAAGAAATCCATATCTGCAAGATACTTGTTGATCAACTTGTTCATAATAGGAAGATAATGTTTGATGATCTTAGATTTGATTCCACTATCCTTTAGAAGAGTAGAAGCAATGCTGTAATAATGTTTATCTTCAATAAGTTCTTTTCTTCTTTGGACATGCTGTGTACCTTCACCTAGTAACTGATTCAGTTCGTCCTTAGTTTCTTGGACTTCAGTACCCTCAGATAAAACCGAAGTTATATTTTTTTGCAACTTGTTAATGTATTGCGAAGAGGCACTAATCTTGTTTTGTTTTTCAGATACAGACTTCTCCACTACGTCAACATCAGCAAGTATACTGTTTATTGTGCTTAGTCTTGTTTCTATGTTTTCTACAAGAACAGACAACGCAGTTAAAGATGTTTCTACTTCTTCTTTTTCTTTGTTCTTCTCTCCGATCATACATTTTTTATGGTGCTTTTGTATGTCTTGTTTGCAGGAAGGACATGTATCGGTTTCTTCATAGAACTTTAGATTCTTTTTGATGTTCTTTATCTTGCTCTTGTATTCTTTTTCTTCGGATTCTAATTTTATGAGTTTTGTCGGGACATCGTTTCGATCTTCAATGGTAGACATAAGTTCACTTATACGAACTTTATTTTTTTCTATCTCTATGTTAATCTCTTCAATTTGCTTCTGAGAATCATCTATATCTTTTTTATATTTGTCAACAGAATCACTAGACTTCTTTTCTAGTGTGTCTATGAATTTTTGTTTTTCGTCTACTTTACTCTTTACAATTTCAAGTTTAGTATCAATGTTTCGTATGTACTCTTTTGTCATTTGCAATCTAGAACGAACAAGAGTATTCATCACAGAGAACACATCAATGTCTAGTAGATTTTCTACAACGGATCGCCGATCAGATGCACTCAATTGCATGAAAGGAATGTAATTAGATGATCCAAGAATAACAACCTGACAGAATGACTTGTATGTCATTTTTAAAATCTGTTCTTCGAGAATCTTCTGATAGTCCTTAGATTGTGCATCTTGTGGTATCAAAGTGTTGTTCTTGAATATCTCGAACTTTTTAGGCTTCAGAGTACGAATTACTTTATATGTGTCTTTACCCACAGTAAAAACGATTTCTACTTCACAGTCTTTATCATTGATGCTGTTAGGAAGTTGTGGAATGTTTATACCACGAAACGATTTTCCAAATAGAGCAAATGTCAATGCATCAAGCATGGTTGACTTACCTGCTCCATTATCTCCCGACACCAAAGTATTATCGTGTCTCCGTAGATCTAAAACTGTTTTAGTGTTCCCGGTTGATAGAAAGTTTTTCCAACTGAGAGTTTGAAATACTATCATATTATACTAGTTCTCCAGTAAACCATTCGGGACGAAGATCGTGAGGTTTCCGGTAATCGACACGACCGATACCTTTTTTCCACCTTGCGAATCTAGCCTTTTCCCCCATGTAATAATTTCTGTATGCACTAACGGCATCCCCCTCCACCTTGTACTCATCAGGCATCGCCTGAGCAAAGGGAGTTTTCTTGTGGTAGGTGTCTCGATCAATGTTCTTGGGCCAAGATTCATGACAGAATTCAATAATAGATTCTGACGCATGACGACGACCGTATCTTCTTGTATATTCTCTACAGAGTTCTTTGCCGTGGTAAACCAACCACATGTAGTTACCCAATGTTTCGCGGGCCCAGATTGTACATGGGTGATTTACCATTGTAGCGTGGTACAGCAGGCGAGTGCGATTCTTCGTGGCATCATCAAGCCAATGCGTCCACCTTTTGATTCGCCTACCAGTTTTTGAATAACCGACATACTCTTCTCCGTCAAGGACTCGATGAATAGTCGAAAGCATCTGTGCGGTTTCGACCGGCATTTTTACAATGTGCTTGTCGCACATGTGATGTGCGGATGTTAGTGGCGATTCATGAAGTACAAAAATATTCATATCGAAAGACTTTCCATGTACAGTTCTTTAACAAGATGCTTCATCTTGTCTTTATCCACAATCTCTTCAATGAGATCTATTTCGTTGTTAATCAGTGTAACAGTATCTTGCGCCAAGTCAACTAGTTCTTTATCATTTTCATCAATTTCAATATAATCTTCTACTGTAGTAATCTTTGCAACGCCTATATCATACAGACTATCCATCAACCTATCAAAACTGTATGGGTGTTTTTTAGAATTTACTTCTACCCGAACATAACATCCTTCAAGGTAAGATAGATCTTCAAATTCACACGAACCAGAACTATCATCATATACTATTCGGTGAAACATCTTATATGGATTTTCTATGAATTCAAGTTCTCTGGTGTCAGTATCAAGAACATGAAACCCTTTTGGTTCGTTTAGATCGGCAAAAGTAATTTGATACTGTGTGCCTAAGTAATCAACATTGTCTTGAGTTTGACGACAGTGAAAGTGACCACTAATTACACGCTCGTATCTATCAAACAGTTTTGGATCCATACCACCTCTATGTCCAACTCCACGCATTACCTGATACCCGTCAAGTTCAAGGTGTCCTACTAGAATGGGTGCAGAGGCGTTCTTGATAAACTCAATAGAATCATCGTAGTTTGTTTTGTTTACCCAAGGAAGTAGTGCTATGTCCAACCCACCGAACGAAACCACTGATGGTTTATCATATACAGTTATATCGTTATTGAATAACTCTTTTAGGGAATTGATTTCATTAGTGTTTCTGTAGTATACATCATGGTTTCCTAATATACAATGCACCGTAATTTTTTCATCATTCAATCTCTGAATAAATCGTGTTCTTACCTGATGTAGTATACTAAAATTAACAAACTTACGACGATCCATTAGATCACCCGCATGTATTACAGTATCAATATTATTCTTTTTTAGATATGGGAAAAATACATCATCAAAAAACTTCATGAAGTAGTCAAAAAATAACTGACTATCTCCCCTTGCACCGAAGTGCGTATCATTCAGTATTGCTATCTTCATCTGTATTATCCATCACTGAATCTAAACCCTTTTTCTTCTTCTTTTTCTTCTTCTTGGGTTCAAACTTCTTTATATCATTTTCATTCAAATTAAAGTGGTGTGTGAGTGCCTGTCTTACATTTTCTTTATCGAAGTAATTACTCTTATACCAACTACTCAACGAACCATCGTCAGACATTTCCATCGCCTTATACTTGACATACGATTGCTTTTTTTCCTTTTCAATTCTCCGCAGAAAGGCATAATATATGATCTGCGTGAAATATGAAAATGGGTTCTTTGATTTTTCAGGATCAAAATTATGAGCATACATTAAACAGTTTTCTATACCATCTCCTACCATCTCCTCACGGTATGGATAGTTTATAAAGTTTGGCTTGTATGAGAGATGTTCTGCGATCTTAAGAAAGCATTCTCCGATATAATCCGTAACTGGAGGCTTGGGATCGTCACAATCTTCTGCTTCGATGATTTGTTTCTTCCAACCTATCATAGCAGCATAGAACTCTTTATTATCAATGTAGTGATTTGTTGTTTTTTTACTCATCTCACCCTTTCCTTGTTTGATTACTCATACTATACCACATAATGAACACAATTTCAAATTTAAAATGGATTTTGCTTGACAAAAATATAAATATGCATTATAATTTCTGTGTGCCCGGGAAAAAGGGGTATATTAATCTTCTTTAAAATAGTCTGTTATATCAGGACTCCAGTCAGTCCATTCATTTCCGAAGTCGTCATCGGACTGTCTTTTCTCATCTGGTTTCTTGTACGGCATATTGTTGTTCATAGTATCGATGAGATCTTTTATATCTGCGGCATCAATGAGTCCAGCATCAACTAGTGTCATCAATGCTTCAGGCGGAAGAAACATAGTCATCGTGATTAAATTTTGAAGTGGATGACCATTAGGATCTAAGTTCATATTTTCCAATTCTTCTTCCATCTCATCTTCTAGATCGTCTAACATGTCCTGTAAGTCTTCTTTTGATTCAAAGTTGTCTTTGATCTGAGACATAAAGTCCATAAATGACTTCTGCTTATCATCCATATTTTCTTCGTTTAGTTTTTTCTTGTCGATGATTTGTGGCTTAGTTACCTGTACATCTTCTTTTTCTTTTTCAAGTTCATAAAGATCTTTGACATCTTCGTCAGGATCTAAGTACGAAACAATAAAGTCTTTGGGAATTTTAGTTTCAATTTGATTAGTATACGCTAACCAATTACGAAGCACAGTAATTTCTCGTTGTCTACCAGACATATCTGTTATCAATGTATTTTTAAAGATCATAGGTCGAAAGACTATGAGTTTGTCTTTGTTGCCACCTGTGATCGATGCGATTAATTGCTCGCCGCTTTTTAATTTCAAAATCCGATATGATGTATTCATTATTCTGCACCTCTCATATTTGGATATTAAGTAACTTAAACTCGAAGTTCTCTTTAGTATATATCTTTATTCTTTCATCCAGATGTTTCATAGTGTGGTTTCTGTACTTCTTATGACATAGGTTATCACTAATATCATATAATTTTACTTTATTTTTTTCCTGTGTTCTACGTAACCCTCTACCAATCGACTGTAGAATTCTAATTACGGACTTGGACGGAGAAGCAAATATTATGTTGTTTATGTTCTTTATATTTATTCCAGTAGAACATGTACCATAGGATGCTACAAGAATGGCATTCTTTTCTTTATCTACAATATTGCGAATGTCTTCTCTTTCAGCGGCATCTGTTTCTCCGTAGATAAAGAATACTTTCTTATCTGGACATGCTTTTGTTATGAGATCATATAAAGGTTTTCCGTGCAACTCAACATAGTTAAACAGAAGTAAAGTGTTTCCGGTTATTCCACACGAGAGTTTTTTGATAAACTCATTTCGTTTCTTGTTTGTTACTATCCATTTTATTTCTTCCTGATAAGTAACACGTTTAGTTTCTTGAATTTCTTCGGGATTATATTGTACCACAAGGCAATCAATGTCTATGTTTGACAATAGATTTTTTTCCATAAGAGTCTTGGTTGTTGTTACATTATACACTCTACCGAAAAGTCCTTCAATAACTAATTTATGTGTGGCAGTTCCATCCAATGTACCTGTGGTTCCAATCCTATACGGACATTCTTTTAGTTTTGTCATGAGAGATGTTAATGATTTGGCTTTAAACAGATGACATTCGTCTCCAAATACAACGCTAAAGTTACTGAAATATTTCTCAGGCATCTTGTAGATACTTTGCCATGTAGTAATGATAACCTTTTTCTGTGTGTTCTTGTCTCTTCCAGAAAATATCATATGACACTTGTCTTCTGCTGACCATTTAGTCTTTGATGAATAATCTTTGAAGTCGTTATACATCTGCGTAACCAATCCCGTAGTAGGGACGATCACCAGTATTTGTTTGTCTTTTGGTATCACGGATTCGTAATATCGAAGTAACGAGTAAATGATAAGAGATTTACCACTACCTGTTGGTGAAAGAAGAAGACATCTATCATTATTAATTGCATGAGTTACTGAATTGATTTGGTGTTCATGTGGTGTTATGCTTTTACCGCCCACAGTTGGCTTTACAAATTCATTTATAAACTTTTCCGTATTCTCTTTAGTTGTCGTATGTGATATAGCAGGTGGTGTGTAGTCTACTGTATAGTTTCTATCTTGTGCAAATTTTAGGACATAATCCAAAAGTCCTGCATAGATAGTAGCACTGTGCATATTGTACAGACGAATTTGACCATCCCACAATTTGTTTTTGTATGCAGGGGTGTATTGGTAATTAGGCACCGAGAATGTAAAAAATCCGCTGAGTTCTTTTGCAACAGATCTGTCGCAAAGTACCTTTAACGATACCGAATCAATGTGATGTATTTCTATATCACTCATACACCCTGTGTGAATTTCAACCAGTCAATAGATGATCTGATAGACCATTGTCTATTGTTTATGATTTTTACCACACCCTCCAAGTAACTTACTTTTTCTTTTTGTAGTAGGATTTTGTTGCTGAGAAGAATAATATCCTCATCAGCATCCATAAATTTGTCTATATCAGTTTTCAATATATTAAGGTCGAACGGTTCCCATCCAAAATCTTCAAGTTGTTCTCTGCTGAGTTTACCTGTGTAATATAGCCATTTGTTTCTTCTAAGCACATTCAGATCTGATGTGTACTTACCCAGAATTAATTTCTCATCACCGAATAGGATTAAATATTTATTGTGTAGTTGTGGTGTCTTCATGGACTCGATGTCTAGTTCAGTCTTATCCATCGTAAGATCAACACTAGCCATAGTTCGCAGTTCATCTATAGTCATAATATAACTCCTTCTATCAGATTATAAATCAATAAAGGCAAAAGGTCAAGCAGAAGTTGTGTATTCTTCTACTGTATAATAAGTATATGCAAATGTAGCAGTTGCAATCACGGGTTCATTTTCTGTATTTGTTGAATCAAAATCAATACCACTAATCGATGTTGGGAATAGATCATGAAACATCACTTTCAGTTTTGGTTTATATGTGCTGTTCGTAATATTCAATGTTGCGTTTGAGAAGAAGTCTTGATTGTATTGACCACTTATCAAACTACCGTGATCCCAAGAGGGACTGATAGATCCCATCCAGTTATAAACTTCCAACCAGTTCTTCATGGATTCGTCTACCTGAAACGATACTGAAAGATCTTCAAATAGATATCTACCACCCATCCATTTTTCAATTATCCCAGTTGGATTTGCCTTTTCTACTGGAGTAAAAGATAGTGATGGTAGGTTTACTCTTTGACAGAAGTAAGTGACAGTAGGGAGTCTTGTAAACTCCATCTTGAAATAATTACTAGCCAGATAGTTATTTGTCTCTGGTTGTCTTGGGTTCTTTACTAGAGTAACGTCAGGAATACCAACAGGAGAATCACCTGTCATTCCTACCCAGTCTCCAGTATATCCACCCTCTACAGTATAAGACATAAGAAACTCCTTCATAGTATGTATAAAAGAAAAGGGGAGTCCCGAAGGACTCCCCTGTTTCAGTGTCTTAGATTACGCTGCATTAGGCAGTGTTACCGTGGAGGTTCTGAATGGTGAACAGTCTGTAGTAGACGTTATCAGCATTACCAAGAGCGGTTTGAGTAAGTCCTTCGTTAGCGAATGGGTTTGCAACCATTCCGTAACGAGTCTTAAACCCGATCTTGGGCTGGAAGGTGTTCTCACCAACCGCACGAACCATCTGGAGAGGAACGTATGGACAGTAGAAGAGTCCAGCATCATAGGGGTTAGTACCTCTATAACCGACGCAGGCGAAGTTAACGTCTGCTGAACCACCGGGATCGGTAGTTGCTGAGTAAGGATCGATGTAAACCTTCATCTTACCGTTGAGTGTACCAACGAAAGTGTTACCAGTGTCATCAACATCAAGTTGAGTGTTGAGTGCTGGTGATAGGTTTAGCCATCCACCCATTGCGAGTGCAGAAGCAACGTCCGAGGAGCAGATAACGAAGTTACCCTTACCGCGGCGAGTCTTCTTGGAGATTACGTTGGCTTCACGTTCTAACTGGAACATGAGTCCACGGAATCTTTCAGCACTCCAACGTCCGTCTGAATCTAGGTTCAGATCATAAGAACCCGCAGTGGTTAGATCCTTGTTCTGGGCACCCGATGAAGCCGATGCGTAGATGGTACGAACCATTTCGCGGTTGATTTCAGTAAGGATTTCAGTGCTAAGGATGTTAGCAAGTTCAGTTTCAGCATCAAGTCCATGAACCGCCTTGAGGTCTTGGGCGAGTTCAGTGGTGTACTCGGCCTTGAGGGCGCGAGTCTTGGCTTCAACAGCGACTCGTTCAATGCTGAATGCCATCTCGTTGAATGCAGTACCGTCCGAAGATCCGAGACCTTCAGCAGTAGCGGTAAGCATTGCACGGAAACCGTCGAGCGAAACTGCTTGGGTAGGATCGATACCAGTGTGTGAACCAGTGATACCACCAATTGGTCCACCGCTGGTGGCACCTGCACCGGAGAACTTAGCGAATGCTTCCTGATAAAGTGCTTCCTTACCAGTCTGAGTATCGTATCTTGCACGCATCGCAAAGATGAGTCCAGTGGGTGCAGACATAGGCTGAACACCAGCAAGATCGTATGCTAGAAGGTTAGGCATTGAACGACGAACAAGGCTGATTAGAATGGGATCGTAACCAGCAATGTTGTTAGCCTGAGCGTTAGTACCAGCAGCACTAACAGAGAATCCACCAGCACCCATTGCGTTCTGGGGAGCGGATTCGTGCATGTGCTGTTCGCGTAATGCTCTCTCTTGATTTTCAAGAAGTGCGGCAGTTACTTTACGCTTATAGGGATCATCGATTGCTCCCATTTCAGCGTGGTCTAGTACGGGAGCCCATTTTTCGTTTAGGGCATCATACGGTGTTTGTGATCTATTAAAGTCTTCCATCTTGGATTCTCCTTTTGACTCTGTTGAGTTAAGTTGTAATACTTGTTATATATACCTTTTGGGTTTTTAAGAAATCTTGTTGGCCTGTGCGTGTCTACTCATAGTGTTTAGATATTTATCCATAACACTACCTTCGGTAATCTGCTGATTAGTAGTCTCAGTAACTTCTTCGTTGATTGTTACTTTATCAGCAAAGTAGTTTTCTCTGAGTACTTTAATCTTCTCTCTGTATTGATCTACATTTTCAAATTCAATACCTTCTGCGAGGGAAGCAAGTCTTTCAACATCAGTGTCTACTAAACTTTCAGATTCTTCTGCAAACACTTCACCACACTGGTGTGCAGTAACTTCTTTACGAAGATTGACATTTTGTTCAAACAGATCGTTCATCTTCTCTTCGAGATCATGGTTAGATTCCATGACATCATCGACAAGATCATACTTCTCATCTGGCATATCGATGTAGCAGTTCTCGAACAGGGTCTTGAGACCACCGATAAAGTTTTCTGCAACGTCGGTACGAATACCCTTTTCAATAGCCATTTGGTTTTCTTCTACCCACTGCTCAACAACATAGTTGAGGTAATCGTCGAGTTTTTCTGTCAACTCTTCAGTGGTTTCTTCGATATGCTCTGCAAGGAGGTTCTGATATTGAGTAGTAAGATCTTCTTCAATCTCAATAATTCGTTCCCCGATGACTGCTTCAAAGACAGTACTTGCCTTTGTTTTGAAGTCTTCAGTAAGATCTTCTCCATCAAAGAGAGTACCCATGTGCTGTTCTAGTCTTTCTTGCGAAGAACCGGATGCAGTTGGGGTGTCAATTTTAGAAGCAGCAGCAGATGCCTTAGCAGCAATTGATGCCTTGTTTTTCTTATCTTTACCTTCGGTGCCTTTATCGGTATCAATCTTGGCATGTTTGCCTTCTGCGTCTTGATACAGATTCGCATCTTCCTCTGATTTGGTATCTAGAGTCTTTGTTTCTTCGCCCTCTAGAATTTCTTGATCGTAATCTGACATTTCTGTTTCTCCTTGTCGTGAAGTTGTATACTTTTTGTGAAGTAAATCTCAATTATTTATAATAATTAAATGCTAGACATAAAGTCCTTGAATACACTTAGTGCTTTTTCTTCAAGATCCTGTCTACATGCATTTTCGATAACGTGCTTGTACTCTTCGATTCGCTTTTCACGAACCATTCCGTTGTCCCAAATCCATTCCTTACCTTCCATGATACCGTTTACAAAGGCACCTGGCGCAGATGGGTCTGCAACTAAATCGACGGCGGAAAGCATGAAATCATCCTTCACATAGTTTACGCCTCTTCGTTCTTCGAGAGAACCCATACCACGGGAAGACACACCTAGTTTTGCACCCTCGTCGATAAGATTCTTTGCAATCTTACCCATTGGGGTTTCTAAGATTTTGGCTTTACCTACAATATCGCTTCCCTCGGTTCTGAGTTCTTTGATGATATGTGAAACTCTGTCGAGATTGACAGTAGGACCGTCTGGGTGGTTTAGTTCACCCATTGCTCGGTTCTTTGCAACAAATTCTTTGTTGTATCTTACTACTTCATCTGCAAGAACTTTTTGTGGGTATACTCTACCGTTTCGGTTCTTTCGTTCTGCTTGCATGAAGATACCTTCAATGTAGTGAGACTTTGTTCCATCTTCATCAGTCTTCTCTACAATCATCCGAACGTCTTCTGTCATCTCAGTAATTAGTTTCATCGTCGTTCTCTCTGAGCAGTCTCTGCTTCTCTATAGTACTTGGCCTTTACTTGATCTTTCTGATCATCAGTCATAGAAGCATACTTCGTTCGTTCTACACCATAGATACTCGCTGCTTTGACATCCTCATCGACTTCTTCTTCGTCGTCGTCTTTGTCGATGTTTTTGCCAATCTTTTTTCTACGGTTCTTTAGATACTCGTCCGAGTCGTCTGAGTCACCATCATTATCAATATCAGAATCTGCTTTACCAACAGGATCCATTCCTTCACCGTCGTCTTCTTTGTCGGTTACTGCTGCTTTTTTCTTGGCTTCTGCAATACCAGCAACACCTAAAGACTCTGAGTATACAAATGGAATGTAGTCTTCTTTAAACTGCTGTAGAGCATCTCCTATTTTGATAGTCAGTAAAGAATTAATTTCTTTCTGTGCATCTACTAGGTTTTCATCAAGAATATGCTTTAATATTGATTCAGTTGACATGATTGGATTCCTCTTCGATAAATTGTTCTTTACAGAAATTTAGAATTTTTTCGTATTCTTCTTCTGACTCTACCATCAAATTCCTCATTGTATCCTGATTGTCTTCGTTTAGACTATCATGAATAGACGAGATCATTGAAGCCTCTTTTGGTGTAATATGTATATCAATTCCGTTTTTGGCTTCTACAATAACAGTTTCATCTGTATACACTGCCAACTGTAGTGCGGGGATTAATGACTCTTTCATACTTGCTTTCATTTCTTTAGCAAGATAACGAATCATTTCTTTCATGTCTTTATCTTTTATACTACCAACTGTTACAGTCTTGCCTTTGGTGGATAAATCTCGCTTGTTGACTCCTGCTTGTGTAGCAGAAGTCATAAACTTTTTGGCTGTTTTTGGAGAATCAAAAGTATAATTCATTTCAATTAATTCATTGTTGTCTGGTTCAAAAGAAGATGCTAACTTCAACGGAGGGTTTTGCCCTGTTCGTTTAGCCTTTTCAAACTCTCTTTTTTTCTTCCATGCTGCCGCACGATCTTTTACTGCGGAAACACCAGCACCGACTACTGCTTTTCCTATTGATGAACGAAGTGAACCACCATCATTTTTGTGGTGATCACTGTGCTTGTGCTTTCCTGATATCGCTGACTTAACTGCACCAGATGCACTTCCTTGCATTTTTTCTCGTGCTGCGGATGCTACTTGAGGATCAGATGCTATTTTTCTTGCAAATCCCCCAACTTTTTTTCCCGCTTTCATTGTATTGGGATTATCAGCAGCAAACTTTGCTCCTCTTTTAGCAAGGGCACCACCCGCTTTGATACCAACAGACAGTGCTTTATCTGCCCATCCTTCTTCCATAGAAAGTAATTCTTTTGATACTTCCTGAGTCATGTCACCAAGTTTACCTGAAATTCTTTCTTTCATGGCATCAGTGAATGCATTGGAGAACGAATCTCTGTCTTGGTTAAGTAGAGAAATTACCATACTATCGATGTTTGATACTTCTGTTTCTTCCATTAGAACTGTCCTCCTTCAAGTCCACCGATTTCGTCTTCCCCTTCTTCTTGAGGCATTTCGGTTTTCTCTTTTTCTATTTGAGTGTTTATAAGATCTATGTCTTCTTCGGATTGCCTTAGAATGTTTCTTCTAACCCAATCTACCGAGTAATACTTACCTATGTATTCATCTACCTGGCTTAACATATCAAGACGTTCTTTCATAATTTCAGTTTCCTTTAGTTCACTAAAATATGAATCTTGATTGTATGTAAACTTTATAGTCTGTCGTAGGTTATTCCAATCGTCGTCACTCATCACACCCTTCAATAGAAGTTGTGTTCTGAGAAGATGCATTAATAACTCAGTAAATCTGGCGCGAAGTTTTTCGATAAATTTGAAGAACTTAACTTCGTCCCGAGTAATTTCAGCAGAACGTCCCATGTTGAATCCTGTATCGGGTTCCATTCTACTTGTGGGTACGTTTAATGATCGGTATACCTTCTTGAGTAGGTATTCGACATCATCC